TTAAATGCTTGTTCAAAGAGATTCATTGATTTTTAATATATTTATACTATTATTTATGAAAATGTTACTCGAAGATTATATAAAAGAGCTAGAAAGCGACTTAAAAATTGATGAACTTATTATTAAAGATTATCAATTAAAGTTACCTGGTATTAAGCATAAATGGGCCGGTAGATGTATACGTCACAAGCTAGAAGTAATAAAACTACGTAAAGATCGCGAATTACATAAAAAAACTCTTGTTGATAAGATACAAGAACAAAGCCCTGTAAAGCTCGCTCTACCAGTTGTTGAGCGCACTGCAGAAAAGCATAGCGAAATTATAGAGCTTGATAACAAGATAAAAGAACTCGAACTTATAATTGAATTATTAGAAAAATCTGAAAAGACTCTTAGCTCAACATCTTACGATATTAAAAATATAATTGATATTATAAAACTCGAAACGACATGATTAATTTTAGTTTTGATGAAAAAAAGAACGCAGGTATAATCTCTGGAGATTGTTTTGAAGAGATAAGAGAGAACTTTTCCGTAAAAAACGAAGCTGCTTTTTTTATGCGCAAAAAGTATGGCAGATTTTTACCTCAAAGAACATATGCTATTACTCCGACAGGTAGATTTGATCCTGGATTATATTTTGAAATTAGAAAATATCTTGCAAATAAACAATATGTGGGGGAAGTCAAGACAGAAGATACGTTGCTTAAAGAAATTATGCCATCAAAAGGTCTTCAGGCTGATACTCGCTTTAATTATGAGCCTATTCCTCTTTCTATACCATTAAGAGATTATCAGGAAGAAATTGTCAAGAAAGCTCTTTCAATAGGTAGAGGTACAATTGTTCTCGCTACAGCGGGTGGTAAAACATTAACCGCTGCATCGCTTTTAACAAAATTATTTTTACTACATGGTTCAAAATTTAATTGTTTATATATTGTTCCTGATCTCGGTCTTGTGGAGCAAACATCAGCCGATTTTTCATCATACAAAGTACCATATACAGTAAGAAAATGGACAGGTAGTTGCGAGCTTAAAGATAACGCAAATGTAACAATAGCTAATTTAGGCATTTTACAAAGTAAAAATACAGATTTATCTTGGTTAGAAAATATAGATGTATTGGTAGTTGACGAGGTACATAAAATAAGAAGAGGAAATGAAGTTAATAAAATTCTTAAGAAGATAAAAACACCTCTTAGATTTGGTTTTACAGGTACTATGCCCGAAAATTTATTAGATCAATGGAATATTATAGGTAAGATAGGCCCTATAATATATGAAAAAAATAGCTACGAACTTAGATTAGAAAATTATGTTAGTAGTGCTGTTATACAGATTATAAAATTATATTATAAGGAAGATCCTTTCAAGGACCTTGTTATATCTTCTATGAATATGTATCGTGAAGAACAAAGATTTTTATTACGCAATAAATTTAGAAACGAGCTATTGGCTAAGATATCCTGTAAACTGCCTAAAAATGTTCTTATCCTTGTAGATTTTATTGAGCATGGTGAAACATTATACAATGTAATTAGAGATATGTGTGGCGTTAAGCAGATTTACTTTATACGCGGTGAAGTCGAAGTGGCTGAAAGAGACAAAATTAGAAAGTTAATGGAAGAAAACGACGATATTGTTGTTGTTGCAATATCTAAGATATTTTCTACAGGTATTAATATTAAAAATCTTCATTATATTGTCTTTGCCTGTGGTGGAAAAGCAAAAATAAAGATAGTTCAGTCAATAGGAAGAGGTTTGCGCTTGCATAAGGATAAGGATAAGCTTATAATTATCGATGTTGCGGATGAACTGAAGTATAGCTCGGCTCATATGCAAAAACGAATACAACTTTATGAAAAAGAAAAAATCAATTACACAATTAAGAAAATCCAAGAACCTTAAACCTACTAAAGCTAAGGAAGTACTTGCAGTAGAGCAAGACCCTGAACTTAAGAAACTCTTAAAAGATCCTATACTACCAGCACCACCGGTTGTCGCGAAAAAACTTAAAGCTAAAGAAAAGGTTCATTATGTTAACGGTAAGGAGTTCGAAGAAGAAATTCGCAATTATTATAATTCAGGTCATATTACACAGAAGTTAGGTGAGAGCCTAACAAAGATAGCAAACGGTTTAAGCTATGCACCAAATTTTATTAACTACTCCTATAAAGATGACATGATAGGTGACGCTATAGTAAAAATGTTTTCTGCTCTACGAAATAAGAAGTTTAAGCTCGATACTGGATTTAGTCCGTTCTCATATTTTACTACTATTGCATTTCATGCTTTTATTAACAGAATTAAGAAAGAAAATAAGCATCATCAAGTATTGAATGAATATAGAGATAAAGTTTATACAGAGCATATGATTGATCCAGAGCAAATGGGTGGAGCCCATATATATGTGCAACCTACGCACAATACAGATGATGACAATTATAATACTACTGAGTGAAAAAGACAGACGAATTAATTACGAGAAGCGATAAGATTTGTTGTATAGCCGACTTACACATCGGTGTACATCAAAATAGTATCTTTTGGCATGAAACTGCTCTTAAGTGGGCTGAATGGTTGAAAAATGAACTGATCCAAAAAGAAATAAAAGACATTTTTATTCTTGGCGATCTTTATCATTATAGAGATGAGATTGCAGTTAATACAATTCATGTTGTTAATCAAATTCTTAATTTGTGGTCAGATTTTAATATTGTTATATTAGTAGGCAATCACGATGCGTTCTATAAAGATAGAGCTGATATTAACTCTCTATCAATACTTAACGGTTGGAAAAATATTACTATTATTAGCGAACCGCAAACGTTTAAGATATATGGTAAAACATGCTCATTCTTGCCTTGGGGCGCCAGCGTAAAAGAAATTAAAAAATCTGATGTTATTTTCGGTCATTTAGAAATTGAAAGTTTCAAGATGAATAGTCATAAGCATTGTGATCACGGTATCAAAACATCTGATCTATTATCTCGAGCTGATCTAACTATGACCGGTCATTTTCATTTAAGAGATGAGCGTAAGTACGGTAATCAAAATATTATTTACGTAGGTAATCCGTTTGAAATGGATTTCGGAGATACAGGTTCAACAAAAGGCTATTATATACTTGATCTTAATAGTCTTAAGTACACATTTTACGAGAATGTATTATCACCTAAACATAAAAAAATAGCACTATCAGATTTACAAGAATTAAAATCAAATATAAACGAAGAAATTAATAATAATATTGTTAAAGTTATTATAGATAAAAAAATAACTAGTGATAATATCGATACATTAATACAAAAATTATCTACACATAAACCGTTTACACTATCTGTTGATTATACGTTATTTGACAATAGTATAGCAGTTAATGATGAACAATCTGTTGACTTATCTGGTGTAGATATGAGTAAAGCTATAGAAGAATTTATTAATTTACTTGATATAGATAAGAAGGCGGAAGTATCGAGCTATTGTTCTGAATTATATAAACGCGCAGGTAGTACATCATGAAGAATATTATTTTTAAAAAGATTAGTATTAAGAACTTTCTCTCCGTTGGTAATCAACCGGTAAATGTCGACTTTAGAAAAGGTCTTCATATTATTACAGGTCTCAATAAAGATAAAGAAGATAGGCGTAATGGTGTTGGTAAGTCAACAATAGCAGACGCTATATACTTTGGTGTTTTCGGTGAAACGCTAAGAGATCTCAAGAAAGAAAATATTATTAATAATGTTAATCGTAAGAACTGTGAAGTAATACTTGATATATCTATTCAGCAATATGATAAAGCAGAAGACATACAAATTATTAGAACACTAGAGCCCTCTAAGTGCCATATCTTTGTTAATGGTGAAGATAAGACACGAGATAGTATTTCAAACACAAATAGCTTTATAATGTCTAAATTTAATTGTACTCCTGAAATATTTCAAAACTGTGTCATTATGACGGTAAACAATACTATACCGTTTATGGCAAAGAAGAAACAAGAGAAGCGAAAATTTATTGAAGATATTTTTAATCTTGGAGTTTTTAGCAATATGCTTACGCTTCTTAAAGCAGATATTACTGATAAAAAGAAAACCTTTGATATTGAGACTACGAAATATGATGAAGTAGCTAAAAGTATTAGTACGTATGAAAAGCAGAAAGAAAACTCTGCTCTTGAGCGAGAGAGAAAGAAAGAAAAATATCTCACTCGAAAGAAGAATAACGCTAGCGAAATTAAAACTATTAGTAATACACTCGAAAAATTTGAACTACCTGATGTACAGAATCTTAAAAAGGAAATATTAGAACAAGAGCAGAACAGAGAAAAGGTTGATAAAAAGATACAGAGCATTAGACACTCTATTACAGAAAATACAACATTGATAGCACAGTTAACTAAAAAGATAACTGCTGTCGGTACAGATAAAGATGTTTGCCCAACTTGCTTACGATCAATAGAAGAAACAGATCGTACGCATATAAAGAATGAAAAAACTAAAATTAAGAATGAAATAAAGACTCACGAAGTACAGATCGAAACGCATAAAGGTGAAGAGAAGCAATTCTTAGCAGTTGAAGATAAACTAGAGATACGTATACAAAAGATAAGAGATGGTATTAACACATATCAGCATAAGCTTAAAGAAAAAAATAATCTAGAAGAAAGGTTGAATCAACTTAACAAGTGGCAGGTAGAGCTCGATCAAGATTTAAAAGATATTGAAACAGATTCAACCGCATTTGATAATTTATTAAAAGAGCAAAATCACAGACTTACTGCAGTTAAGCTTGATCTTGAGACATTAAAAGAAACATTAAACACTCTAGATGTTGTTAAATTTGTTGTTTCAGAAGAAGGAGTAAAGTCATATATTGTTAAGAAAATTCTTCAATTGTTTAACAGTAAGTTAGCATACTATCTTAAGAAGATGGATGCAAATTGCTCTTGCGTGTTTAACGAATATTTTGAAGAAGAGATTATAGATAATAAAGGCAAGCAATGCTCTTATTTCAATTTTAGCGGTGCCGAGAGGAAGAATATCGACTTAGCATGCTTGTTTACGTTTATGGATATTCGCCGACTACAGGGCGATGTATCGTTTAATTTTAGCATATATGACGAATTATTTGATTCTAGTTTAGATGAAAAAGGTGTCGAGCTTGTTATTGGAATTCTCAAAGAGAGAGTAGATAAATTCAACGAATGTATAATGGTTATTAGTCATCGTAAAGAAAGTATTAAAGCTGCAACCGGTGACATCATTTTCCTTGAAAAGACAAATGGTATAACAAAACGAGTTGATTATAAAGAATATAATGCATAATTAAAACAATGACCCCAGGACCCTTTGTACAGCCTTTTGCTTCACCATTTGTTCAACCGTTTCCAAACATGCCAGGGCAACAGCAACAAAACGCATTGCCACGCCCACCTGAGCTTGATTTAAGTAGATCGTTAAATTATTATGCCGATTATAGTGGATGTGGCTTCTGGCGTATGATTTGGCCAGAGCATCTTTTAAACGCACATAGTAAGAGTGTTGTACATGGTAGTACTGTAATGTGCTTCGATCCTAACTACTACCGCGGTATTAAAACTGTCCGTATTCAGAGACAGGCTACCGTTCAGCAAGCTAAGTTTATTGAATTCTTAAAAGACTTAAGTAGAAAGCATGATTTTAAAATTATCTATGAAATTGACGATCTAGTGTTTAGCGAAGATATTCCGGAATATAATAAATTTAAACCTGCCTTTACTGATCCTGAGATCCGTAAGACCGCACAACGTATTATGGAGATGTGTGATGAGATTACTGTGACATGTGATTTCATGAAAGATTATTACATGAGTAAGACTTCTAACAAGAACGTTACTGTTATCCCAAATTATCCTCCGAAATGGTGGATGGGTAATTTTTATAGTGATAGACGAATTTCAGAGAATTATGATTTAAATGAAAAGCGTCCTCGTATTCTTTATGCAGGATCTGGCGCACATTTTGATGTCGATAACAGAGTAAATCAGAACGACGACTTCTTTCATGTATGTGATACTATTATTAAGACTCGGCACAAATATAAATGGGTATTTTTAGGAGCATTTCCTCTACCTCTCAGGCCATATGTTATGAATGGTGATTTTGAATTCCATCCTTGGGAAAGCCTCTATAATTACCCCGAAAAGATTTTTAATCTTAAAGTTAATATGCTTGTTGCGCCTCTTCAAGATAATACGTTTAATAGGGCTAAGAGCGATCTAAAGTATATTGAAGCATGTTGCTATGGTTTACCGATTGCCTGTCAAGATATGGTAACGTATAGCGAAGCACCCATTAAGTTTAAGACAGGTGATGAAATGATTGGGTGTATTGAGGATACTCTTCTCAAGAAAGGCAAATATATGAATCAGTGCGCTAAGTTTAGAAAAGTTGCAGAATCGCGCTGGCTTGAGAATGAAGATAATATTAACAAATATGTCGAGCTATATAATATGCCATATGGTCATTCAGATAGAAAGCTGCTTAACGCTATTAACGGATTAAAGTAGTCAAAATATTTATATTGTACTTCTTAGAATATAATATATAATTGGATTGTGTATCGTAGTGTAGCCTATTTACCGAGAGATCAGCTCATGCGTCTTTTTACCTGGGACGAGAATGGGAAGCGTATAACTTTAGATTCAACGTTTGAGCCTTACATATATCTTGAAACAAATAATCATCCGGATACTACAAGTATCTTTAATACGAAGTTAAAGAAGAAAAGATTTAAGAATCAAGCTGAACGTTCGCGATATTTAAAGGATAATAAAGTAACTAGAGTTTTTGAAAACCTAAATATTCAGCAACAGTTTCTTATTGATACATTCTGGAAAGAGAATGAAAAGCCAGAGTTTACTAAAAACGATCTTAAAGTATTGTTTATTGATATCGAGACTTACAGCCCAGATGAATTTCCTAAGCCAGAAGATCCACAGCATCCTATTAACATTATTACAGTCTATGA